TTAAGTTTTAAGGCAGTACGCCAGACAATCTGTTACCGATGGTTTAATCGCCATCAATTCTCTCACCCGATTCTTGAGGTTAGCCCATGTTCGTTCAATAGGGTTGAGTTCTGGAGAATATGGAGGCAAGGGGAGAAAATAGTGGTGATGGGCTAAACATAGCCGATCCAATTTCGCTTTGGGATGGAAAGTCTCATTATCCATAATAATCAGATGGGGTTCTGACAAGCTAGGTAACAACTGAGTACTAAACCACTCCATAAAAAACTCAGTCGTCATACTCCCCTGGTAAATCATAGGGGCTATCAGAGACTGACCAACCTGACCTGCCTTAACATAGGCTATCACACGACGTCTAAAATCTATTCCGTATACCATAAACCTATTATATCATGAACTTTTTAAAAACTAAAGGACTATATCACTTCAAAAATTCGTAGTTAAATAAGAATGGTACAATTTCAGAGTTATAATATCCTTTCTTCAAGTGCTTTTACTGTTCTATAGGCATAAAGTTTCCCACTATTTTCCCTACAATTTTTGGGTTATCTTCGACTGGCGCAAACTTATCTGGATAAGAATCATTGATGGAAACGAGGCGATAGCCATTTTTCTCAAGATAAACTTTCTTGATGTAGACTTGCTCATTCCAAGCTATAGCGTAAACTGCTCCATTGTAGTCAAAGCCACCTTCACGGATTAAGACAACCTCACCGTCTTGATAGACAGGCTCCATTGATTGATCTTCAATCCAAGTCGCCACATCGTAGAGGTATTCTTTATCTGTGAAGACTTCTTTGGTCTCGTATTCATCCCAGAAGCCATTTCCGTGTCCAGCTGATAGAGCCACATTGTCAAGGACATGAACAGAAAATAGTGGAACAACCTTTTGTTTCATGAGAAGGTCATGAGTTAGTTCATCGACCTTCTTTTTATTTTCCTTGTTGAGCTGTTTGTAGAGGGTGAGGTGGGGGTGTTCTTCCTGCAGGTTATCTGGGTGGATGTGTAGGAGTTGAGCTAGTTCTTGAAGGTGTTTTTTATTGGGGACAGTTTTGCCTGTTTCCCAAGCTGAAAGGGTGGCTCTGGTGACATCTAGTTTATTTGCGATAGCCGTCTGAGATAGGTTATTAGCCAATCGGTAGTGTTTTAATTTACTCGCAGAGAACATTTTTTCTCCCTTTTGTCATTTTATAAATTGACAAAATTATATCATAGTGTATAATAGAAAGCAAGAGTAAAGAGTGTATGTTTGTAATTAAAATCTCGATAAGAATAGTACTAGGTTTTAGGAGAACAAGATATGGCATTTAATTCATTCGAAAAGTTGCTTCAATCAAACTACTATAATGATATTTTCAAAACAGTAGATAACTATATTTACCATCACGGTTCAGAGATATCGGTCAAGTCAGATACTGTAGAACACCCAAACTTTAAGAAGCTAGATGATTTTACGATAAAGAAAGTCTTGTCTCGTAAAGTTAGAGATGCAATGATTGTTTCTGAACTTCAGGTCATTGCTTCTCTTGAAATTAAGGGGCAGACGAAGTATGGCTATGAAACAGATAGTGCTAATTTCTGGTTAAGAGTAACTGTAGAGTATGAGCTGAACGCAGGAGTACATGATTTTAAAGTCTTGAAAGTTATCCCTTTTGATCCAAAAGATTATGACAAGAGGGAACTGGGGCTAAGTCCAGAATTTGTCCCTTACATCAAATCTACTGAGTTTGATGATATTGCGGAAAGCATTTTGAAGCAGTATTATCCTCAAGCACTCGAAACTCCTATGGCTTTGCCGATTGATGACTACCTTGTTAATATTGGATTGACTAAAATGGAGGGCAGACTAACAGAAGACAGCTCTATTTTTGGAGAGATGGTCTTCAAAGATACAGAAGTCCTGTTCTATGACGAAGAGACTCCTGTGTCTCGACTAGTCAAGAAAAAGACCATTCTGGTTGATCCAGAGGTTATCTGCTTACGAAACCAAGGGAGCTATAATAACACGGTTGTCCATGAATCAGTTCACTGGCTACTTCATCGCTATCATAACGAATATAGGATGCTCTTTGATACTAATCACCGATTGAGTAGTAGTAAAAGTGATAGGTCATCACTATCTTCATCTACTTGGAGTGATTACGATTGGATGGAGTGGCAAGCAAATGGCATTGCTGCTAGAATTTTAATGCCAAAGAAAACAACTAAGCAGATGGTTCAAGAGTTCTTTGTCAAATACTCACTAGAGTTTGAACAAGAGAAGAAAACTCTGATGTTCGAGCAAGTTGTTGATGATTTGGCTGATTTCTTCCATGTATCTCGGTTGGCTGTGAAAATCCGTTTATTACAATTAGGCTATAGTGAATTTGAAGGTATTTATAATTACGTAGGCAATGAATACATCAGAAGTTATGCTTTTGAAGTTGGGGCATTGAATAAAGGTCAAACGTTTACTATTTCGTTCAATAATGCCTGTATGCTTAATGCTACCAATTCCAAATTTAAGGAATTGATGAACTCTGAGCGTTTTGTATATGTTGACTCTCATTTTTGTTTGAATGATGAAAAGTATGTAGAGATGGTTGATTTAGGTATTTACCAGATGACTGATTATGCATACGAACACATGGATGAATGCTGTTTAACATTCGATGTGCGATATCAGACTGATGGAATCTTATCATATAAAGACTTCAACGATTATGTTATGTATCGAGGGAGTAACCCTGAACTTAAGATTAAAGTTGATTTTTCAGAATGTCTCATAAGTCAGGAAATACTTGGAAATGTGCCAGAGTATACTGCGGAAGTATATACAAAGGTTGCTAAGGTAATGGAAGAACTACCTGGAAATTTTTGTGGGACAATGGTGTTTCATCGCAATCGTAGAGAGTTCACACGAGAGGAGTTGGAAGAACACTCAACTGTTAGTGTTTCAACTATTCGTCGTATGGAAACAGATAAGGAATACCAAAAACAATTAGGTAGACTTATGGCCATTTGTATTGGTTTAAAATTATATCCAACATTTAGTTTCGACCTTATTGATAAAAGTAACTGTAAGTTTGATGATACCATTGTTTTTCATGGTGTTTACAAGATGCTATTAAGAAACTGTTACCATCTAACTGTCGATGAATGTAATCAAAAACTTAAAGAGATGGGAATCTCAGTTCTAATTGGAGGAAAATAAAATATTTTTATATTTACCGTTCATGTGATGAACGGTTTTTTTGCGTTTAATCCTATATTTTGAGGAATTCGAGAAAGTGATAATGGTTTGAATGATTGTTGTAAAGGCATTTTTAACTGTTCATTTCATGACCTGTTAAAAACATTTGCGAGGGACTATACTATTATTAAAAGTAACATCAAGTTACTAATAGAAACATCCTATATGACTTCTTGCTACTGATCATAGCTATTGACCTCAAGGGAGGATTATAGGAATCACAGTTCAGTCTGTGAGGTCAACTGACCGATACATAGAGGAAAGTACTATGCGGTCAATAATATATCTTGTACATTTTGATTTGTCAGAACTGCTTTCGGTATTAACAGAAAGTCAGTCAAACAATGACAATCACAGACAACAAAAGTCAAAATGCTACTAATCGTGACTTCTCATCTGAGAAAACCTATAACGACATTCCTTGTCCAGAGGGATACTTAACTGCACCTATTGTAGTTAAAAATAAACAAATGGTGAAGAGCAATCAGATGAATACCAATAACTTTAAAACTTGGAAGTTTGGTGGACATCCAGTCATCGTTGCATTTACAGTAGTTCCAGCAGAGGAATTTGAGAATATGATGAAAGTATTCAATATTGAATTAAATGACTACCTCAGTCGTTACAAAAAAATGAAGAATACAGCTCTTTCGCTAGACCAATTCTATGAAGATATGTATGACGAAAATGATGAAGTGACTGGATTTGATCCTGCTATCTCAGAATCAGATGTTGAGAAATTGTTCTTGATGGCATCGTTAGATGAACTAATTTCTGAGGTTGAGAGAATGGATGCCCAGTGTGGCAAAGTTCTTCGATTGATTTATGCTAATATTTATATCAGTAAGAAAGAAATCATTGAAAAACTGGGTCTAGGCAAGAGTCGTGGATACGAAGTCATCAATACAGCCCATGCATTAGCTAAAGAAACCTACAAAAAGTTAAATTCATAATTTTTTAAGACCGCTATTTCAAAAATGAAGTAGCGGTCTTTTTTAGTCTTTTTGGTAAAACTGACATTCATATCCATCAGCCCTAAGGTTAATATCGTTCATCCAAGCTGGAGTATTTGCCATTAAAGCAGAAATTTCACCAACCATCTGGCTTGATTTAGCTTCAAGGATGACTTCATCATGAACGTGACCGACAATCTTTTCATTGCCTAACAATCGCATAGCATAGGCTAATAAATCACGACTTATGGCCTGGACAATATTCTCTACAAATTTTGGACCATAACTCTCGATGCGGTCCCACTTCTTGCCTGTTGCAATTCCCTCGTATGTAACTGATTCACCACCAAATTGGTTCTCTCCCATCTTAGGTTTGATATAGGACAAGCAACGACCAGATGGTAGAGTAATGAATAACAGCCCACTCTTAACCTCAAAGGTAAACCCATGGGTAGATGTCTTGATTTTCTGTTTGACAGCTGTTTTTACTGCTTTGTCTATATCCCACCAGAATAGAACTATATTGGGATTAGACTGTCTCCATGCATCCACAAGAGGTTGGAGTTCTTCCTCTTCTAATCCCATATCAAGAGCACCCATAGCTTTCAAAGCACCGACTGAGCCACCATACCCCAGAGCTAACTCTGCGATTTTACCTTTCTGACGTAAGTGACTATTGATACCATGTTTCTCGACAGGTACATGAAACATTTTGCTGGCGCTGGCACAGTAGATATCTTCGCCACGCTCAAATACTTTACTACGCCAAGTCTCACCTGCAAGGTGGGAGAGTACACGCGCTTCAATAGCAGAAAAGTCACAGACAATGAACTTCTTTCCTACTTCTGGAATGAAAGCAGTACGGATAAGTTGGGAGAGTGTGTCTTGGGTATCATAGAGTAGATTGACCGTTTCATAATCGCCTGTTTTGACAAGGGTTCTCGCTTCCTCTAGGTCGGGTAAATGGTTCTGAGGTAGATTCTGCAATTGAATATTGCGTCCAGAGTTACCTGTGACCCAGACCTTTCCATTTCTTCTGACTAAGAAAAATCCAGTAGGCGTTGTCGCACAGTGGACTTGTCCAGAGTGTTCCACTATCTCAGGCTTATGAGTAACCTCGTGTTCGTTCTTAGGGGTTAACCAAATATTGACTACATAGGCAGTCTGCCAACCATTAACATCTTCATGCTTTTTGCTGATAAGGGCTGCCCTGCCAGACAAATGAGCTAGTGCTTGAATAATATCTGCATTTTGCTTGTTAGTAGTCGTATATTGAATCGTATTTTTAGAAGCGTAGTATCCATCCCAGTGTGGCAACTCGTCAAAGATAATGTCAGGGTTTTCTTCCATCATCCAATAACCGAAAGTCTTATCTCGAAACACTCGTAACCAAAGAGGTAATGCACGGATTGGGATTGAAATAGTAGTAGAGGTTTTATTCTTTTTCTCAGTGAAGCTAATCTCAGCTTTTCGTAGAAGCATCTTACATCTGTCAATTTTTCGTTGTTTAGAGAAATGAAAACGAAGAATCCCATCATTTGTGTAATGTCCATCAGCTTGAGTCATAATAATAACTCGTAATTGATGCGATTCAAGGCAAGTTTGATATTGCCTAAATCCTGTAAATGGGATATAAAAGCGTGAAGGTAGGCAATCTTTGATTTCTTTCACTTCCCAGTCCCTGTCGTAACGTTTTTTAATAAGCATTTTATGGTCGCCTGTACTGATTTGGTCAATTCGCTTATCCGAATAGTGGTAGAGTAATCCGTCAAATGGAAAAGTAACTGCTTCTGATTTTTGAAAAGAGACTTGACTTGATCTTGGATTGTAACAGGCAATGTGTCCTCCGTTCCAGTTATCCAATCTAATCCACCCATTTTTAGTTAGCACTTCATGGTCACCAGTTAAGCACCAACGTCCAGTTCGGCTCGCACCGTAGAACTGAAACATTCCTCTTGCACGTCCGTCCTTACAGATACAGTTCATCATGGCTTGGTATTTAGAGACACTTGATTTAGCTGCCTTCTGACGAAGCCTAAGCACCCTAGCAGTCGTTTCATCAACTGTTTTTAGAAGGTCGTTAACGGCTTTCTTATCAAGCGAGTCAGTTGTAACACCATGTTCACGTAACCAGCCAATCATTTGTTGAACAGAGTTTGGATTGTCCAGTCCAGTCAGTTGTTTGAGTTCTGTTTTGATGTTGTCTTTACTGACTCGGTCAATCTCAAGAGCAGCTTCAACGAAGTCTCTATCAATCTTGATACCCCTGTCATTGATGATTTGGTCTTGATGATACTCCTCCCAGATAGAGTGAGGAACAGGAAATTTCTTCAGTTTGTCCTTGATAGCTAGTTCAACCTCCACATCACGTTTGTTGTAGAGAACGAAGTCATTCCATTTATCTGGTGCCTGATGAGGAAAGTTACGAGTCCTACCTCCATTGACTTTAGTAGGCGGACAGGGTAAGCAGAAGTAGCGAATTAGGTCTTTTCCTGATGTGAGTTTTTGTTTGTCTAATCCAAGGATACTACCGACTCCTTCTAGGGATAATGGCAACCCCATATAGGCCGACCAAACCATGCTACACCGCCATGAGGTAGGACAGAGGAAATACTCAGTCATTAAATCTGGGTGGTGTTTATTAAGCCAATTAGAGAAACAGACACGTTCAAAGTTGGCATTGTAAGCCCACTTGATAATACTATCAGATACAATGGCATCAATGATATCTTTAGGTAAGTCTTCCTTAGTTAAATCATAAACTGTTACGGAGCCATTGTCGGCAGAAATCGCAACAAGTAAGATTTCAAAAGAATCATCTTCTGCGTAGCGATAGACACCTGACTTTCGTAAATCAACTTCTGAGTAGGTTTCAATATCAATGGATAGTTCTTTCATAGGTATATTCCTCCAAAATAAGGGCGATGATATAAACCACCACCCAAGTTATTATTTATAAGATTTATTTTTTCGTGATTTTCGTCTTTTTTTAATGTTGCCAATTGTGTCCGTGATAATGGTGAGCAACATCCCGCAGGTGTAGCCGAGTAACATGCTAAAGCACATCTGCAACATAAAGTGTTCGTATTCGGTCATTCTTTTTTCCTCCTCTTTATTATTTAAACCATTTCACATTTGGAAATAAGTGATGTAGTGCCATTTTAGAAATATCTATAAACCGTTTAACGAAGGTAATCCAAGCGTAAGCCCAGATAGAAAATAAGATAGTCGCAACTGTTGCTTCGGAGATCAAATTTATCAAGTTATTTATTGTTGTCATTGTTTACCTCTTTTAAAATGAAATAGTAGGTGGGAAGTGAGTCCCACCCACTAAGCTAAATTAGTTCAAAAAATCATCATCGTCTTCGGTCGCAAAGTCATCCTCTGCACGAGTACGTCCACCGAGTGGCTCACCGTCACGCAGTTTCTGTAGGTTGTTCAGCCCACAAGCAATCCCTTTATTGCCGTTCGAGTTGAAAGCGTAGAAAGAGATGGATGCACGACCGTAGATGCCAGAATAGAGTTCTGAAGTGTCAATGATTTCTTGACGGTTGGCATCAACTACACCCGGTTTGTGTGGGGAGTTGGCATTGACGAAGTAGGCATTTTGGTATGCCGCATCATCTGGACGTTCCAAATCACCATCACGTAGTGGGGTCTTGATTACTGAGAGAGCAGGAACAGTTTTGCCATTGCCTTTGAGTTTAGATTCACCCTCTTTATAGGCGAGTTCAATGGCTGTGTGGATTTTATCAATAGTAACCGTATCATCTTTTGGAATGATAAGTGACACACTGTATTTTGGTGTTCCACCATTGATGGATTTAGGCTCGTTGGCATTCAAGTAGCTAAAGCGTGTATTTGGGCCAGTGATTACTTTTGTTGTTTGTACAGTTGTTGTCATTCTTTAATCCTCTTTAAAATCATTTGTAGCTAGGTTCATTTCTTGACGACTGTCGTCAATTGGAACGAGTTGTGGTTTACCGCTTGGTTTGAAGATAAGACCACCAAGTAGGTCATTGAATTTTTTCTTGCCTAGGAGTTTAGTCATGGCAGTGATGGTTAGAAGTTTCTTCTCATAAGGGTCAAGTCCAATGTCAAGAACAGCTTGAGCAACCTTACTTTCATCGGTGAATTTACGAGTGGAACGACCCTCGAGCAGTTTATATCCCGGTATGGTGCGTCCAGCTTTTGCTTCTTCAAAAGCATAGGCTTTGACATCATTTGCCCAGCTGGTGAGTTGGTCAATCTTAGGAAGAATCTCAGCGATGTCTTGTGCGTCAAGTGTGCTAGGGTCTGCGAATTCCATTCTAGCGAGAGCTAGATTGTCCTCTGCTCGCTTACGGCAGACTGCTTTGAGTTTGCAGAACTGACAATGCCTGCCAGACTGCATTTCTCCTTGTCCTTCATAGGCAAGTTGTGCCTTTGGAGCAAGTTCCTTCTCAGCCCAATCTAGGAGTTCATCTTTAGTCATTTCAAAAGTTGAAATGTTGCTACGTCTAGGTTGGAAGATGGTCATGGTGATGGTCTCAACGTCATAGAGTTCTTCAAACATATCTAAAGCACCCAAAGCGTAGCACATCATCTGTGCGTTATGTTCAGCTGAGACAAGAACACCTAAACCGTGCTTGTAGTCAATCACCTGTAAAAGTCCATCTGCGACAATCACACAGTCTCCTGTGCCAAAACCGTCGGGCACCCATCTGGCAAAGTTGAGACGTTGCTCAATTAAAACCAGTGGGTCTGGCGAACGTGACTTGGTAATTTCAATTTGCCCTAAGACATAGTTGCGATATTCTTCTGCGCATTCCTGCATTTCTTCAGAGTAGTATTCCAGACACTCAGTTGGGTCACGCGCCTTTCTACCGAGTGACTTCTCAACCAGATAGGCACATAGTTCATGAGCATCCGTGCCCTCTTGAGCGAAAGAAGAAGTTTGGCCTTCTATGTCTTCCGTTAATCGAACACTGGGTGGACAAGCTATCCATCGTGATGCCGAAGAAGCGGATAGGACAGCGTGGCTAGTCATTACCAATACCTCCAGCCTCTTCCATAACAGCACCGTAGTGTTTCTCATCTAAGGTAGATAGGGATTCCGCACCGTAGGCTTTCAGAAGGGCTTTGACTTCATTTTTAAAGCCGTCTTTTGCTTTAGTGGCTAAGACCTTACGAACATCTTCCTTAGTAAAGGTAGGAGCAGGTTGTTTATCCTCTACCTTAGTTTCTTTCGGACTAAGCAGGTCTTGAATTTCAAAACGGATGGCTTGATTACGTTCTGTGATTTCCAGAATGTTGCGGTTGTTCTGTTCTAACTCTGAAAGCAGACTAGCAATTTTTTTCATTTGACTCATGGTTGTCATCCTCCTTGATTTTAGTAGCGAGTCGTTTTGAGATGACGCTGATGGCGATTAAGGTATCAGCCAATTCTTCGTCATGGGTGACAGTTGTTGGTTTGTCAGTCATTTCTGTGACCTCCTCTATTTTTCTAAGAGAACCTTTCTCTATCTTACTAAGTAAGAATGAGGGAGGTTTTTCCGCTTTTGAAGCAATTTTTTCAAATTTTTTTATTTCAGCGGTTTTTTATCCCTTACACCTTACTAAGTAACCGTGAGGATAATTTTTCCGCTTTTTGGACAAAAAATTCAAAAAGATTTTATTCAGCTTAACTTGTCGCCTAAAACAAAAAAACAATCTTCCTAGGTATATAAAGGAAGATTATTTTTTTTTGAAAAAATTTTCGATTTGAGCGGAAAATCTGTCACCAATTCTACTTAGTAAGGTAGGAGGGGAAAACTCTCAACTCATTACTAAAAATGGAGGAAGCAAATGCAATTAACATTATTTACCTCTGGACAGGCTGGAAATCAGACAACCACTGCCTACCCAAATCAAGTCATTGTGACTGATGAACAGACTTTAATCCAAGCAGTCCAGTTTGACCATGTAGCTGCGAGCTATCAAAATAACACGCGCTCCACCACAAACTTTCTTCAATCGGATGTTGTGGTCATGGATATTGATAATGACCACACAGAAAATCCAGATGAGTGGGTTACGGCAGAGATGCTGGAAGAACTTTTTGATGATTACCAGTTTGCCTTGGCAACTAGTCGTAATCATATGCTTATTAAAGGAACAAAGGCACCACGTCCAAAATTTCACATCTATTTTCCTATTGAATCAATCACTGATTCTCAAGTCTATGTGGCACTCAAGGAGGAACTGGTCAACCGATATGGTTTCTTTGATGATAATGCCAAGGACGCAGCACGGTTCTTCTTTGGGAATCCGCAAGCAGAAGTTGTTTGGCATGATTCATGGATAACCATTGATGACATCTTATCTAATGGTTCTGTTGATGAAGAAGAGGACTTTGATGCAGACTTCTACAAACCACCGACTGGGCCGATTACCCAAGGTAGTCGCAATAACACCATGTCCGTGTTTGCAGCTAAAATTCTTAAACGACTCGGTGTTACTCAAGAAGCTAGAGCAGGATTTGATGAACAAGCTGAAAAGTGTGAACCACCGTTGGATAAAGCGGAGTTAGATACCATCTGGGGCAGTGCAGTACGTTTTTACAATAAAACCATTAAAAGTTCTGAAGGTTATGTTTCGCCAGAACAGTTTAATCGAGAAACACTGAAACCAGATGACTATTCCGATGTCGGTGAAGCAGGAGTATTGGCTCGTGAGTATTGTGACAAATTAGCTTATACCAATGCGACAGATTATCTCTATTATGATGGATCGCACTGGCGAGAGAATAAGCAGTTGGCTCTAGGAGCAGTAGTCAGTTTTACTGATGAACAACTAGCTGAGGCGGAAAAGACCTTGGTGACAACGGAAAAGAGTCTTGTGTCAACTGGCATCGATGAGTTACTTGCGAAGGCTGGAGGCAAACGTCTTGAAAAGACTATTCAAACACCTCTTCAATTGAAGTATTTCAAAGCCTATCTTGCAGCTAAAGAATTTCACAAATTTGTCATGAAGCATCGAGACTACAAGAATTTAATGGCAGTCTACAATACCGCCAAGCCAATGCTTACTGTTGAATTATATGAATTAGATAGTGATGACATGTTGTTGAATACTCCTGAATCCACCTTTGATTTGCGAAAAGGACTAAATGGTCAACAATCTCATAATCCTCAAGACTATATCACCAAAATGACTTCAATATCTCCTAGTGATAAAGGTCAAGGCTTATGGCAGAAAACACTGGAAACTTTCTTCTGTGGGGATCAAGAGTTAATTGATTATGTCCAACAGATTATTGGGATGGCAGCCATTGGTAAAGTTTATCAAGAACATATGATTATTGCTTACGGTGGTGGTGCGAATGGCAAGTCTACCTTCTGGAATACTATCGCTCGTGTACTTGGAAGCTACTCAGGAAAGTTATCTGCGGATGCACTTACCATGTCCAATCGACGAAACGTAAGCCCTGAGCTTGCGGAGTTAAAAGGAAAGCGACTAGTTATTGCCTCTGAGATAGCTGAAGGTATGCGCCTTAATACTGCCGTAGTTAAACAAATTACATCAACTGATGAAATTCAAGCGGAGAAGAAGTATAAGGACCCGTTCCATTTTGTTCCTTCTCACACGTTAGTGCTATACACCAATCATCTCCCAAAAGTTGGGGCAAATGATGATGGCACTTGGCGTCGGTTGGTTGTTGTACCTTTTAATGCCAAAATCACTGCAAGGTCAGACATCAAAAACTTTGCGGATTACTTGTACGATAATGCGGCTCCAGCTATTTTGTCGTGGATTATTGAAGGTGCGCATAAAGCCATTCAAGCTAATTTTAAAACTACTGTACCAGCTGCAGTATCGAAATCTGTCAAAGCCTATCGTGAAGCTAACGATTGGCTAGGTCATTTCTTAAATGAGTGTTGTGAAATTGACGATAGTTACACGGAGAAGTCTGGGGAACTCTATTCACAGTATCGGGCTTATTGTCTTAAAAATATGGAGTATACCCGTAGCACGACAGATTTCTACGCAGCCCTTACACAAGCAGGATACACTCGCAAGCGAACTAGTAAAGGAAATCTGATTATTGGTCTGAAACTGACTGATGATGACAATGACTTCTTAGATTGAGTCAAAATTTGACTGACATCAAAAGAACTCGACTTACACATCAAAGGGAGAGTGAAAAAATGTTAGTGCTGGTCATTGGAGTCTATTATCAAAGTTTTATGTACTCATGACAAAAAAAGTTATTTGTATTAAGCAACATGACCAGCATTTTTAGATTTAGTGTAGGTCTATTATGGTCTTTTCTAAAAGTCTCTATAGTAAAAAATTCTATATAAAAAAGCCTATAGGGAAAGTTTAGGAAATGAGTGCCTTAGACCTACACACTATTTTGAAGAGGTAAAAGAATGCTAGAAAAAACAATAGAACAGGACTTGGTGAAACAAGTCAAAAAACGTGGTGGGATTTGTCCTAAGTGGGTGTCACCAAGTTTTGCTGGTGTACCAGATAGGCTCGTCTTTCTCCCTGATGGGAAGTTTGGCATGGTGGAAGTGAAGCGACCTAAAGGTAAACCACGAGCCTTACAGGTATCAAGGCATAAGCTACTCAAGAAGTTGGGTTTCACAGTCTATATCCTTGATGGGTTAGAACAAATTGGAGGAATTTTAGATGCAATTGAAGCTACATGACTATCAAGTAGTCACTAAGGACTTCATTATTGACCACCCAAATGCAGCAGTCATTCTTGACATGGGGATGGGGAAAACGGCAACCACCCTATCAGCTATTGACGAGTTAATCTATGATCGCTTTGAGGTGACAAAGGTCTTGGTTATTGCCCCACTTCGAGTTGCAAGCACAGTCTGGAGTGATGAGATTGAGCAATGGGCTGAGTTGAAACACTTACGCTATTCAAAAATTATCGGCACCCCCAAACAACGACTTGAGGCACTTCAAACTGATGCGGATATCTACATCGTCAATCGTGAGAATCTTCCTTGGTTGGTGGAACAATGCCACCCCTACTTCAAATGGGACATGGTAGTGATTGATGAATTGAGTTCGTTCAAGTCTTGGAAGAGTAAGCGATTCAAGGCATTCATGACCATGCGCCCATTTATGAAACGTGTCGTAGGACTAACAGGAACACCAAGTTCTAATGGATTGATGGACTTATTCGCAGAGTTCAAGGTCATTGATGGTGGGGAGCGTTTGGGCTTTTTCATTACGGAGTACCGCAATCGCTACTTCCGTGAGGGATATGGTCAAGGTCATGTGGTCTATGAGTATATCCCTATGGATTTTGCGGAAGCACAAATTTATGACAAAATCTCTGATATCACCATTTCCATGAAAGCCTTAGACTATTTGGATATGCCAGAGTTAATCACCACGCGCTACCTTGTTAAAATGACAGACAAAGAAACCAAGGTTTATAAATCCATGAGTCGTGACATGGTACTCCCTTACTTGGAGGATGATGACATTACAGCTTCGAGTGCTGCAAGTCTTTCTCAAAAACTCTGTCAGATGGCAAATGGTGCAGTTTACTCTGATAACAAGGAGGCTGTGACTATCCATAATCAAAAGTTAGATGCTCTTGAGGATATTGTTGAAGCTGCCAATGGTGAACCACTCTTATTGGCTTACTGGTTTAAACATGACTATGACCGCATTGTTGAGCGACTGAAAAAATTAAAAGTCAACTTCAAAACACTCAAAGAGGAGTCAGATATTCGAAACTGGAATGCTGGAAAGATTACGATTGGGCTGATTCATCCAGCTAGTAGTGGTCATGGACTCAACCTTCAAAAGGGTGGACATCACTTAGTCTGGTTCAGCTTGCCTTGGTCACTGGAACTCTACCAACAAACCAATGCTCGCTTGTGGCGACAAGGACAAAGTTCCAAAACGGTTGTGATTCAACACATTGTGACTGAGGGTACGATTGATGAGGATATTTTAAAAGCACTAGCTGATAAGGATGATGTTCAGGAACGACTTATTGAAGCAGTTAAAGCACAGGTAGGAGGGAATATATGACTGATAAAGTGGAATACTACTTTGAGAATTACTCTTATGCAAAACAGGAATTGAAGGTGTTAGAATTCCAACTGGAAAATTATAAACCAATTACGGTTGATGAAGTCATCCAGTCAATGACGTTTGAATGTAATGAAAATGAGCGTGTCACTCAGACCAAAACAAATACTCGGACAGAAAATCTTGCTTTGACATTTCGTGAAAGGACTGCTGCTGAAAATAAGGAGTATTTTGACTCTATACAAACTCGATACTTAATCTTGAAAAATGACCTTGATTTCTTTGATGTCGCCTTAGAAATGATGAATGACAATCTGAAACAATTTACGCATGATATGGTTATTTCTGGACTAGGCTGGGATGAATTGGCAATCAATTATACTATCTCACGGTCGACAGTATCCAATTGGAGAAAAAAGGCACTTGAGGAGCTTCGTCTAGTGTATCAGTTCGCTCAAAAGTCAACTGAATGGTAGAAGTGGACTAACATTGTACTCAAGTTGGACTAAGTCTGTACTGACACTAACAAATTAAAGTGCTATACTTAAGATGTCGAAAAATGTAAAGAATTCTCCAGTTATGACTGGCTATCTTTTAAACTGTACGGTAATATACACTTACAAAAAACAAAGGAGCAACTGCCATGTGGAAAGAAGGAGGATTCAACTATCAAGGCTCAACCATTTCATATGTCGCCAAGGTCTATGATGTGACGTCTGAGTTTGGTATTGACAATGGTCGAGTGGTCAAGTTGGATTTGAGAAACGGTGATCACTTAGTTGCGGACTATGACAGAGGTTGGGAAACCTATCCAGAGTCTGACCGTGATGAGGATATTTTGGAAGAATTTCTTGAATTATTCGCTTAAATGACTGGATATATGTTTCCTTTAGAGTTAATATACAGTCACAAAAGGAAAAGGAGGTCAGCACCATGACTAAAGAAGAAATTTTAACCAAGATTGCCCAAGAAGAACTCGATGTTGAAACCTTAGAAAAACGTTGGTCAGACAACTTAGACTTCTACGACGTTTCGGTCTGGGGCATTAAACGAGCACTTGAAGCCGCCTATGAAGCAGGCAGACAAGCCAAATAAAACCAAAGGGTAACCCAAAGAAGGGGTTGCCTTTTTTTGTGGAGGGAAAAATGATTTTTACCAGTGAACAGGTATCTATGGGACACCCAGATAAGATTTGTGATCAGATTTCAGATGCTATTTTGACTGACTGTCTAAAGCATGACAAAGCAAGTCGAGTGGCTGTTGAAACCTTAATCAAGGATGACAAGGTCATCGTGGCAGGTGAAGTCACTACTAATCATCACTATGACACCATGGCGATTGTGAAGTCAGTCCTTGAGCCTTTGGGAATGTTGAAGTTTAATCTCATTGACCTGATAGGAAAACAGTCCAGTGATATTGCACAAGGTGTTGATAGAGGTGGTGCTGGTGACCAAGGTTTGATGTTTGGCTATGCGACTGATGAAACTAAAGAGTTGTTGCCATTACCTTATGTCCTTGCGACCAAGGCTCTTTTGAAATTGAAAGAGCTTAATCATCCTTTACTCGGTTTGGACGCTAAGGCTCAAGTCTCTTACGACTACGATAAGAAACGAATCGATACCTTTTTGATTTCCACCCAACATAAGGAAGAAGCAAGTCTTGCCATGGTAACTGGAATTGTTAGTCAAGTCATGCTTGAAGTCGCTAAGGACTATAAACTCAATACCGACTTTAAGATGCTAGTCAATCCTACTGGTCGTTTCGTTCTGGGTGGTAGCTTTGCGGATGCAGGAGTAACTGGTCGAAAGATTATTGCGGATACCTATGGTGGTCTTTGTCGTCATGGCGGTGGGGCTTTCTCAGGGAAAGACCCAAGCAAGGTTGACCGTTCTGGTGCATACATGGCTAGAAAGATTGCTTGTGACCTTGTCCGAGAAAAGATTGCTAAACGTTGTGAGGTTCAAATAGCTTATGCCATTGGTAAGAAAGAACCTGTTTCTATTTATGTGAATACCTTTGGAACAAGTGAATACTCAGATGAGAGTATTGTTGAGATGATTCGTGTTCGCTATGACTTAACACCTCAAGGAATTATTAAGGAGCTAGACTTACTGGACGTGGACTACACCAAGACCACTTGTTATGGTCACTTCGGTAAGGTTTACCTTCCTTGGGAAATGTAGGTGATGAAATGCCAAGACGACCTAACTTACCCTGCAAGCATAACAATTGTAAACACCTCGTTCCTTACGGTAAACAGTACTGTGACGAACACGCAAAGGAACACATTCATGATGTCAAGTCAACCAGTGAGAAAGGATACACCTCCAAGTGGAACAAGGCAAGGGCTCGTTTCCTTCGTAAGCATCCCTTGTGCGAGCACTGCTTGAAGAAGAACATTTACACCAAGGCTGTGGTGGTTGACCATGTGACTCCGCACCGAGGAGATGAAGTTATCTTCTGGAACGAGAACAATTGGCAAGCTCTATGTAAGTCCTGTCATGACAGAAAAACCATGACGGCTGACAGGTATCAAGTTTATAAATACTGACCCCTAGGGGGGATAAAATCTCTACAAACCGCTTGGTTAAAAGACCGGCGCCCCCTCAAACGTGAAAAATCGCAAAATTCAAAAGGGGGTACACAAAAATAGATTTTTACTGACCCCAAACATTATCTACGACAAGGTTTTTCATTAAATCTTGTCGTTTATTTTTACCCAAAAACTGGGATAAAAGCTAACTAAAAGAGGTTTAAATGAATGAGTTTAAAGCAAAACAAGTGTGGAAAATGAGAAACGAGGGTCTGGGCTATCGTAAAATCGCAAACTTGCTTGACCTCAGTCTGACGGCAGTCAAACGTTACTGCAATACTAACCCTCATCTAAAAGGTTATGGTCAGGCAGTAGTGGCTATGATTTCTGACGGACAAAGAAAAGGAGAACTGTGTAAGGAATGTTTGAAGCCAATCAAACAACCTCATAAGGGGAGAACGAAACAGTTCTGCTCAGACAGTTGCCGTCGTAAGAATTGGGTGATGCAACATCCTGAAAAAGCGAATAGCCATGTTTGTGAACTGTGCGGTAAGATCTTCACAGCTTACGGTAGCCCTACAAGAAAATATTGCAGTAGAATCTGCGCAAGAACATCACGGAGGACATGATGACGAAAGAAAGTATGACATGGTTAACCTTACCAGTTGACCAACTTAATCCGGCTAGCTATAACCCAAGGAAGGCTCTCAAGAAGGGTGACAAGGAATACGAAAAAATCAAACGGTCGATTCAGGAGTTTGGTTATGTCGAACCTATCATTGTCAACTATGATAAGACTATCATTGGCGGTCATCAACGACTGACGGTCTTGAAAGACTTGGGCTATACAGAAGTACAGTGCGTTCAAGTCCATATTGAAGATGAAAACAAAGTTAAGGCACTGAATGTTGCTCTAAACAAAATCACAGGTAGTTGGAATGAAGAATTGCTTGCGGATTTGATGTTGGACTTACAAGAAGCCAGCTTTGATACAGACTTAACTGGTTTTGAGTTTCCGGAAATTGACCAACTTTTTTCTAAGGTCCATAACAAGGAAGTCAAAGAAGATGATTTTGATGTGGATGAAGAACTCAAGAAACCAACGGTTGCTAAGCAAGGTGACATTTGGTACTTAGGTAAGCACCGTGTGATTTGTGGTGACTCAACCTTACCAGAGACTTACACCTCATTGCTAGGGGATAAGAAAGCTAATTTGGTTTTAACAGACCCGCCATATAACGTCAATGTGGAAGAGACAGCAGGTAAAATCAAGAACGACAACATGAGTGATTCCGACTTTTATAAGTTCTTGTTTGCTATGTTTGTCAATGTTGAACAATACATGGAGTCTGATGCCTCTATCTATGTTTTTCATGCTGATACTGAAGGGTACAACTTCCGTAAGGCATTTAAGGATGGAGGCTTTTACTTGAGCGGATGTTGCATTTGGAAAAAGAACTCTCTTGTCCTTGGTCGCAGCCCTTATCAGTGGCAACATGAACCTTGTCTCTTTGGTTGGAAGAACAAAGGGAAACACCAATGGTTCTCTGACCGTAAACAAACAACTATCTGGGAATATGACCGACCTAAGTCGAGTAAAGACCATCCAACTATGAAACCAGTTCAATTGATGGCTTATCCCATTCAAAACTCATCCATGCGCGGGACATTAGTCTTGGATCCTTTCCTTGGAAGTGGCTCAACACTGATGGCTTGTGAAGAAACAGGTCGGATTTGTTATGGTATTGAATTGGATGAAAAGTTTGTGGACGTGATTGTGAAACGTTACTTTGAAGCGACTGGTTACCAATCAATCAAGGTTATGCGAGATGGGAAAGAAATCAATTACTCAGAGTTAGTTGAGGTGGTATTATGACCAAGTTATGGAGCAACCTCAAGTATCATCCCTTACATAGATTGGGTGATTGTGGCTTTCAATGGATACAAAGGGGTTGGACTTCATATCTATGAAACCATAGATATCCTAGAAGACTTTGATAACTTTGAAAGAAAGTTTGACAGAATCATTGAAGCTGAAGAAACATTTCAAGATTTGGGGCATGCAGTAAAATGGGCTTTTGAACAATTACAATAAACCGAAAGTGTCTCGCAAGAGGCCTTTTTGCGTGTCAGAAAAATGGAAGATAGGAGGTGAGCGGCCTGGCACAACGTGGACGTAAACCAAAACCAACTGGTTTAAAAGTTCTTGAAGGTAACCCAGGTAAGCGTCCTCTCAACCATAAAGAACCAAAACCAACTAAGAAAGCTCCTCGATGCCCATCGTGGTTAGAAGAGGATGCCAAGAAAGAATGGAAACGCATGAGCAAGGTGCTCGAGTCCATGGGGCTTTTGACAGATATGGATATGACGGCTTTTGCAGGATACTGCCAAGCCTATGCTAGATGGAAAGAGGCAGAAGAGTTCCTAACGAAACATGGCTCTATTATCAAAACACCGAACGGCTACCTCCAGCAGGTTCCACAAGTTTCCATTGCTCAAACTAACATGAAAATCATGCTCAAGTTCTCCGAGCAGTTTGGTTTAACCCCTTCTGCAAGAAGTCGAATACAGGCTGATAGTAGTGATGGAGAACAAGATGAAATGGAAAGTCTATTGAGGGAGGTATAGAATGTCTTATCACTATCAACCAAGTCCTTTTATGTTGCCAACCTCACACTACGATGAGAAGAAGGCAGACAGGGCGGTAGCCTTTATCCAAAATCTGAAACACACAAAAGGGAAATGGGCAGGTAAGCACTTTTTACTCTTACCATGGCAGGAACAGATTATTCGTGACTTGTTTGGAATTGTGAAAGAGGATGGAAACAGACAGTTTCTCTCCGCTTATGTAGAGATTCCAAAGAAAAATGGTAAGAGTGAACTCGCAGCTGCGATTGCCCTTTATCTTCTTTATGCGGATGGTGAAGCCAGTGCTGAAGTTTACGGTGCAGCCTGTGATAGAAACCAAGCCTCCATTGTATTTGATGTCGCCAAACAAATGGTTGGAATGTCAAACCCATTAAACAAACGCTCCAAAATCATGGGTGCAACTAAACGCATTGTCAATTACAACAATGCAGGTTTTTACCAAGTGCTATCTGCGGAGACTGGGACAAAGCATGGACTTAATGTATCAGGACTTGTCTTTGATGAAATCCATGCTCAACCAAACCGCCATCTCTATGATGTTCTTACCAAAGGTTCTGGTGATGCGCGTGAACAACCTCTGTTCTTTATCATCACTACCGCAGGAACTGACAAAAACTCTATCTGTTATGAACTTCATACAAAGGCACTAGATATCTTATCTGGACGAAAGAAAGATGAAACTTTCTATCCAGTCGTTTATGGTCTAGCTAACGATGAGGATTGGCAGGATGAAGAAAATTGGTATAAGGCAAATCCCTCATTGGGTCATACCATACAGATTGACCGAGTGCGTGAAGCCTATCGAAATGCCATCGATAATCCAGCTGAAGAAAATGTCTTTAAGCAGCTTCGACTGAATATGTGGGCCAGTTCAACCGTAACGTGGATTGCGGAACATGTCTATGACAAAGGTAATCTTCCAATTGACGGAACCAGTCTTATAGGAAGAGAGTGCTACGCAGGACTTGACTTATCCAGTACATCTGATATCACAGCCTTCGTTTTAGTATTCCCACCACGGACGGAAGAGGAATCCTACATTGTTCTGCCCTACTTTTGGTTGCCAGAAGAAACGCTACCTTTGAGGTGTAGGCGTGACCATGTTCTTTATGATGTTTGGGAACGCCAAGGTTATCTCAAAACAACCGAAGGTAATGTGGTGCATTATGGCTTTATTGAGTGTTTTATCGAGGATTTATCGACTAAGTTCAACATCAAAGAAATAGCCTACGACCGTTGGAATGCGACACAGATGGTTCAGAACTTGGAAGATATGGGATTAACTGTTGTGCCATTTGGTCAAGGGTATAAGGATATGTCACCACCATCTAAGGAACTCTACAAACTCATGATGGAGGGCAGAGTCACACACGGTGGACATCCAGTTTTAAAATGGATGGCTCAAAACGTGGTTATGCGACAAGACCCAGCTGGCAATATCAAGCCAGACAAAGAAAAATCGGTCGATAAGATTGATGGCATTGTGGCATTGATTATGGGATTAGACCGTTGTATCCGTCACAAAGGTGATGACGGCAGCATTTACGACCAACGAGGAATTTTGAGTTTTTAGAAGGAGGTTCTATGGGAATCTTAGAATTGATAGGCTTAAAGAGGGCAAGAGACAAACCAACCAATTCATATGAGGGGTCGGATTTTTCATACCTCTTTGGACGAACCACATCAGGGAAGAACGTCAATGAAATGACGGCTCTTCAAACCACGGCAGTCTATGCCTGTGTGCGAATTTTAGCTGAGGCGATTGCCAGTCTCCCCATTCATGTTTACAAGCATACGGATGAAGGCAAGGAACAAGATGTTAATCATCAGCTTTATTACTTACTTCATGATGAACCCAATCCAGACATGACTTCCTTTGTTTTTCGTGAGACACTCATGAGTCACCTCTTGATTTGGGGCAATGCTTATGCCCAGATTATTCGTGATGGAAGAGGACAAGTCTTAGCCTTGTATCCTTTGCTACCAGACAGGGTGTCCGTCAAGCGAGATGATAAGGGTGAACTCTACTATGTATATCAACGGAGTGAAGAGGGTAACCCAAACTTTAAGGACAAGGACAATATCATTCTCAAGAAGTGTGAAGTGCTTCATGTACCTGGCCTTGGCTTTGATGGTCTAATTGGTTATTCGCCGATTGCTATGGCAAAAAATGCCGTTGGTATGACCTTGGCGACTGAAGAGTATGGTGCATCATTCTTTGCGAACGGTGCGAATCCCGGAGGTGTTTTGGAACATCCCGGTATTCTCAAAGACCCCAGTAAGGTTAGAGAGTCGTGGAATCAAGTCTATCAAGGCACAAACAATAGCCATAAGGTTGCTGTCCTTGAAGAAGGCATGAGCTATAAGACAATTGGAATTCCTCCCAACGAGGCTCAGTTCTTGGAGACACGTAAGTTTCAAATCAATGAAATTGCTCGGCTCTACCGGATTCCACCACATATGGTTGGCGACTTGGAGAAATCTTCTTTTTCAAATATTGAACAACAGTCCTTGGAGTTTGTGAAGTACACGCTAGACCCATGGGTAGTTCGATTTGAACAAGCCTTTCAAAAAGCTCTGCTTTTACCTGATGAGAAGAAGACCTACTTTATCAAGTTCAATGTGGACGGTTTGTTAAGAGGGGACTACCAGAGTCGGATGAATGGCTATGCCATAGGCCGTCAAAATGGTTGGTTGTCAACAAATGATATTAGACACTTAGAGGACATGAACCCACTTTCAAAAGAAGAAGGTGGTGACCTTTACTTGGTCAATGGCAACATGACCAAGTTAGAAGACGCAGGAGGTTTTATCAAAGATGCGTAAATTTTGGAATTGGGTCAAAAATGAGGGGGGACGAACCCTCTTTTTAAATGGTGTGATTGCCAGTGAATCTTGGTTTGGGGATGAGGTAACTCCTCAACTCTTTAAAGATGAACTGCTTTCAGAACAAGGAGATGTCACGCTTTGGATTAATAGCCCGGGTGGAGATGTCTTTGCGGCTGCTCAGATTTATAACATGTTAATGGATTATAAAGGAGCAGTCACCGTAAACATTGATGGCATTGCAGCTAGTGCAGCATCTGTCATTGCCATGGCTGGAACAATTGTAAACATGAGTCCAGTCTCTATGATGATGATTCATAATCCGGCCACTTTTGCAAGTGGTGACAAACGTGAGATGGAAAAAGCTATTCAGCTCCTAAATGAAGTGAAGGAGTCGATTATCAATGCTTATGAGATTAAGACATCTCTAAGTCGTCAGAAACTCTCAAACCTCATGGATGGAGAGACTTGGCTCAATGCAAAGAAAGCAGTTGAGTTAGGTTTTGCGGATCAGATTATCTTCGATGGCACTCATGACAATGATGAGCCACAAGATGCCTATGCATTTTCAATGCAGACAGTAACCAATCAAGTGGTAGCCAAGTGTGAACAGTTGATAGATAAACCCAAGGTTGCAGTAAGCACCTTGGAAAAACGACTACAGTTATTAAAACCCTAGGAGGACATTTATATTATGGACAAAATTTTAGAACTACGAGAAAAACGTGCCAAGGCTTGGGATAAAGCCAAGAACTTCTTAGATTCATGTCGTGATGAAAAGGGTATGATTTCACAGGAAGATAGTGAACGCTATGATAAGTTGGAACAAGAAGTGGTTGACCTTGGAAAAGAGATTGACCGTTTGGAACGCCAAGAACGTATTGAGCGTGAACTGTCACAAGCAACTAGCGCAGCTATTGTCTCTCAACCACGAACTGATGCTGGTGGTGATGAGAAGACAGGTACGGCTTCAACTGTTTACAACCAATCATTCTGGAAAAATGTGCGTCAAAAGAATTTCTTTGACGTTAATAATACCTTGAACATTGGGAATGATGGTCAAGGTGGTTACTTAGTACCTGATGAATACGAGAACCGCTTGATTAAGGCTCTTGAAGAGGAGAATTTCTTCCGTCGTTTGGCAACCATTATCAAGACCTCCAATGGAGAACGTAAGATTCCAGTGGTGACAGGTCATGGAACGGCTGCATGGATGGATGAGAATGGTGCCTATCCAGAGAGTGAAGAAACTTTTGGTCAGGTGACTCTAGGTGCGTATAAGGTAGGAACTGCCATTAAGATTTCAGAGGAACTGATTCACGACTCTGTCTTTGATTTGGAATCTTATATGGCAGAAGAATTTGCTCGCCGTATTGGTTCAAAAGAAGAAGAGGCATTCCTGATTGGGGATGGTTCTGGTAAACCAACAGGTGTTTTCCATACGGTTACTGAAGGAGTGACAACAGCAGGGAATACGATTACGTTTGATGATGTGATGGACCTTTATCATTCCCTCAAGTCCCCATATCGTAAAAATGCTGTTTGGATTCTCAATGATTCTACTGTCAAGGCTCTGCGTAAGTTGAAGGACAACAACGGAAATTACATCTGGCAACCTTCTGTTCAGGCAGGTGTGCCCGACATGATTTTGAACCGCCCCTACTATACGTCAAGTTATGCCCCAGAAATCGCATCAGGGAATAAGGTACTTGCCTTCGGTGACTTCTCTCATTATTGGATTAGTGACCGTCAAGGACGTAGCTTTAAGCGTCTGAACGAACTTTATGCGACAAGTGGTCAAGTAGGGTTCTTGGGTAGCCAACGTGTGGATGGGAAATTGGTTCTTCCTGAAGCTGTCAAAGTGCTCACCATGAAAGGGTAAGATATGCTTACGCTTTTAGAAGCTAAAATCTATCTACGAGTTGATACTTCTGAGGAAGATGATTTGATAAAAGTCTTGATTGCAACTAGTGAAGAGCTTTGTAAAGATGTATTGCGAACGGATGAGTTGGTGGATACACCGCTTATTCGCTCCGCAATGCTCTATGCGGTAGCTTATCTTTTCGAGCATCGAGAAGAGGCTAAACATCATGATTTGAAAGAGACGCTCTATCATCTATTAGGAGGTTTGCGGAAAGAGGTGTTTTAAATGAAAATTGCACCATTAAACCAGAGAGTTCTTTTCAAGAAACGTGTGATTCATCAAGATGATATTGGGAATGAAACCAGTAGTTATACTGATTTATTTTCACGTTGGGCTAGTGTGAATCAAGCAAATAGTGATGAGATATTTGAAGTGGGTCAAACGAAACGAAAACTACAGCTGATAGTCACTCTTAGATATGATTCAGAAGTCGCTACACTTGATACCACCAATACACAACTCATCTTTCAAGGGAAATCGTTTAATATTCTTTCAATTGACCATGTCTTTTTTGAAAAGAAAATGGTCAAATGTCGAGTGGAGGAAGAGCCATGAGAGCTGAGGAACTGAGTAGGGCTATTGAAAAGGAGCTAGAGGAATACTTGCATCAAACAACAGAGACGGTAGTTGAAGCCGTCGATGATGTAACGGACGAGGCGATTGCGACTCTAAAATCTACATCTCCCAAGCGGAGTGGTCGCTATGTGAGAGGGTGGACTTCAAAGGAAATGAGTAGTACGTCCACTGGTAAAACGAAAACGATTCATAATCGGACACCAGGCCTAACTCATCTACTTGAGAATGGCTATATCAAACAAAATGGTGGTCGTGTCTCCGGTCGTCCTCATATTGGACCCGTTGAACAAAAAGCTGTTCAAGCTTTGGAGAAGAAAATTAGAGGTAATCTATGACTGAGAAGGAATTTTTCAAGCAACTGAAAACTTTAATTTTTCCGGTTGCCTATCATCATTTCGAAGAAGGGCATAGCCCACGTCCGCCTTTTATAGTTTATTATAGTCCGCAATCAGAAAACTTTGGGGCAGATAATCAGGTTTACCATAAGGGTGCGCAATTTATTCTTGAACTTTACACAAGTAAGAAAGACCTCGACGTTGAAGGGAAGATTGAAACTTTTCTGACGGAACAACATTTGTTTTTTGACAAGGTTGAAACTTATATTGATACCGAGCAACTTTATCAGGTTGCTTTTCATTTTGCATTTTAAGAAGGAGATAATATGGCTGAAAAAAATAAAGTCACGTTTGGTCTACAAGATGTCCACTGGGCAGAAGTTACAACGGAAGGAAATGACGGATCTTTAACCTATGGTAATGTTGAACGATTGAGAGGTGCTGCAGAGTTGACTCTTGAAGCAACAGGCGATTCAGGTTCCTACAAAGCAGATAATATCAACTTTTATACCACTGAATCTAATGATGGTTATAGTGGAACTTTGAAGGTTGCCCTTTTAACACAAGAATTCTTAACTCGAGTGTTAGGGGAAACACTAGACGATACCAATAAGGTGATTACGGAATCATCCAATGCGACTCGAAAAAACTTCGCATTAATGTTCCGTTTTGAAGGGGATAAGAAGGAGACTCTTCATGTCCTCTATTACTGTTATGCATCTCGACCAACAGTAGGCTCAAAAACCAAGAATGGCAGTGATATCAATGAAGTGGAATTAAAGTTCACAGCAAGTCCACGTCCACTTGATCAGGTGGTTCGTCGTCGGACAACTGAAGACACACCAGAAACAGTGAAGAAAAATTGGTTTAAGTCTGTATATGAGCCAACTGTCGCAAGTGGAGGTAGTCGTACATGAGAAAACAGGTGACGATTTGTGAGAAAGTTTACCCACTAGCAAGTAATGCTTACACGCCGATTGCTTATAAAGAACAATTCGGAAAGGACTACTTTCAAGACCTCTTTCAAATGATTAATGCCAAGTCTATTTTAGACCAACTTAATCAGTTAGAAGAAGGAGAGGAGCTAACCGCACAAAATATGGATGTCTCTATTCTTTCTGATTTCGATATGACCTTCTTTCATCGACTATTTTGGGTATTTGCCAAATCAGCCAATCCACGGGTGAAAGCATTTGATGTTTTCTTTATGGAGATGGAAGAGTTTCCGATTCAGGAGATTGGACCAGTCTTGATGGAAATGTTAAATCAAGGAATGTCGAGTCGAAAAAAGTCGATGAAACCGATGAAGCGAGTGAAGAAATCTTCACGGTAGAAAGCTATTTGTCTTGTTGCAAGGAGACTGGACTGTCTATGGATGATTTAAAGCACATCTCCATTGGAATGGCACTGGATTATCAGACGGATTATGTTTCCTTGCGCTCTGATAAACCACAAACTAGACGAGCAACCCAAGCTGATTTTGATAACTTTTAGAGAAAGGAGGGTGAACTATGGCTGGTAACATCAAAGGCATTACGATTGAGATTGGTGGTGACACCCAACCTTTACAACGAGCCTTAAAGGGAATAAATAAAGAATCAGCGGAATCCACTAAAGAGCTGAAACAAATTGATAAAGCACTGAAATTTGATACTGGCAATGTCACTCTCCTTACTCAAAAGCAAGAGGTGCTTTCAAAACAGATTGCGACCACGAAAGAAAAATTAGAAACCTTACGTCAGGCACAAAGTCAGGTTGAAGCGCAATTCCAACGTGGGGATATTGGTGCAGAACAATATCGAGCATTCCAACGTGAAGTTGAGACAACACAAAATGTCCTAAAAGGTTATGAAACAAAACTTGAGGGAGTTAATCGAGCACTTGATTCTCATGGAAGTACGGTTGAAAGCAACCGCTCGAAATTAAACAGTTTAGAAGCTGAACAGGCTCAATTAGCATCAGAGAGTGAGAAACTCAATTCCACCTTTCGTTTGCAAGAGAGTCAGCTTGGTTCAAATGCTTCAGAGTCTGAAAAATTAGCCTTAGCACAAAGAAGAATTGCTAGTCAGTCTGAACTCGTTGAGCGTCAAATTGCGAATTTAGAACGTCAGTTAGAACTAACTAAATCAGAATATGGCGAGAATTCTGTCGAAGCCAATCGGCTTGAGAAAACACTCAACGATACTAAGACAGCCTATAATAATCTCCAACAGGAAATGGAGGGGCTTTCCAATGCATCCCAACAATCTGCAGTAAGCCTTGAACAAACCAATGGTTTATTAAAAGCAGATATCCTCATGGAGTTTGGAGACCGATTGGGTGAACTCTCTCAAAAGTTAATCGAATTTGGGCAACAATCTCTTGAAGCTTTTCGTGAAGTTGATGAAGGGATGGATATCATCATCACTAAGACTGGTGCAAGTGGAAAGGCACTTGAAGGGATGCAAGATATTGCGACAGAACTCGCTACATCCATTCCTACAGATTTTGCGACTGCAGGAAGTGCCGTTGGGGAATTAAATACTCAGTTTGGTTTAACTGGAGACGCTTTATCACAGGCTTCAGCTTTGTTAATCAAATACGCTGAAATCAATGGCTCGGATGTGACGCAATCGGCTATTTCTGCCAAACAGGCCATTGAAGCCTATAGCCTTGAGTCTAAAGACCTCGCCATGGTACTTGATACGGTCACTTTTACTTCCCAACAAACTGGGGTTGGTGTTCAGGATCTAATGAGTAAGGTCGTATCTGGTGCTCCTCAAATTAAGTCACTTGGGTTATCCTTTGACGAGGGTGTCGCCTTAATGGGACGCTTTGAAAAAGCTGGTGTCGATTCGAGTGCTGCACTTTCTACTTTATCTAAAGCGGCTGTTAATTATGCCAAGGATGGTTTAACCTTACAAGATGGTCTGGCAAAAACTGTTGAACAAATTAAAAATTCAACAAGTGAGACAGAGAGTCTGACACTTGCTTCAGAAGTTTTTGGTTCAAAAGCTGCACCACGAATGGTCGATGCCATTAAGCGTGGTGCTTTTTCATTTAATGATTTATCAGGGACTGCTAAGAATGCTTTAGGAGTTGTGACGTCAACTTATGAAGCAACACTTGATCCGATTGATAAATTTACGACTGCACAAAATACTGCCAAAGCTGCCATGGCAGAGGTTGGTGGTGTTTTAGCTGAAGCTCTAGCACCAGTATTAGAATTATTGGCTCAATTATTACAAGCTGTCGCCAATTGGTTCAGCAACTTACCTAGTCCCATTCAGACCTTTATTGCCATTATGGGTGGTTTAATTACGGTTGTCGGTCTGTTGTTACCTGGACTCTTAGCCCTTCAAGCGGCAGCAGTTGCCATGGGAACGACCATTGGCGGCTTAGTTGTTGCGGCAGCTCCGATTGTTGGAACTGTTCTTGGTATTATTGCGGTCATTGCACTTTTGGTTGTTGGAATTCAAGAATTGTGGCAAAACAATGAGGGCTTTAGAACTGCAGTCATTGAAATCTGGAATGCCATCTATGCTTTTATTTCAGTTATTCTTCAAGAGATTAGAACCTTTATCATGACGATTTGGGGAACTCTTACAACTTGGTGGACAGAAAATCAAGCCCTTATACAAGCAGCAGTTGAAACGGTCTGGAATGCCATTTCTACAGTTATTCAGACGGTCATGTCTTTGATTGGCCCCTATCTTGAAGCTGCTTGGGCAAATATTCAGTTAATCATCACCACGGCTTGGGACATCATCAAAACAGTTGTTGAAACAGCTATCAATGTTGTTTTAGGAATCATTAAAGCTATTATGCAGGTCATAACTGGTGACTGGTCTGGCGCATGGGAGACGATCAAGGGAGTTCTTCAGAGAGTTTGGCAAGCTATTCAACAAATTGTGACGACGATATTGTCTGCCATAGGTCAGTTTATTTCCAATACCTGGAATGGAATTAAAGCCACCATTAGTAATGTTTTAACCGCTATTTCTGGAATCGTGTCTTCTATTTGGAACACGATAAAATCCGTCATTTCGTCAGTGATTTCTTCAATTGTTTCTTTTGTATCCAGTGGCTGGTCTGGCATTCAACAGACCATTTCTAGTATTCTCAGTGGTATTAGCTCCACTGTTTCAAGTGTCTGGAATGGTATCAAGAATTCTATCTCAAATGCCATCAATGGTGCAAAAAATGTTGTATCTTCTGCCATTAATGCCATCAAGAATCTGTTTAACTTTAAGATTTCATGGCCACATATTCCGTTACCTCACTTTTCTGTGAGTGGTTCTGCCAATCCGCTTGATTGGTTGAAGGGGGGACTACCTAAGATTTCGATTGCTTGGTATGCCAAGGGAGGGATTCTAACGAAACCGACAGCCTTTGGCATGAATGGGAAACAACTGATGGTTGGTGGTGAAGCTGGAAAAGAGGCGGTCTTGCCTTTAACCAAACAGAATCTTGCGGCAATCGGTGAAGGAATCGCATCAACCATGGGAACTGGAGGCAATGTCATCAATGTTTCCATTACAGATGTAGTGATAAGAGAAGAAGCCGATATCAAACGACTAGCCAATCAAGTAGCAGAAAGAATTTATGACGAGTTAACTCGAATACAATCATTGAGAGGGGTGAGGTTGTGATCCAACATAATGCATTAATCATAGATGGTTTATCAACTGCCTCATTCCCTTACAAGATACTCGTGGAAGATAGACCAAGTTTTCATATTCCGACTTCTAAAAGCCAACTGCAAGAACATGACGGTTTGAGTGGTGGATTGGTTTTGACCAATAAGCACCGAAAAGTGATTGAGAAAGCTTATCGTATTCACCTTATTGCTGCAACTGAAGAACAGATTAATGAATTTTCTGCTCTTTTAACTCGTGAAGGGTTTTGGCTTGAAAGTGAGCGCATGAAAACCACAAGGTACTGGTGTTATAAGGTAGATAGCTTTGATATTGTTCAAGATAATTTAGGAGTATTCACCCTAGAGGTCACTTTCCTTTGTCATCCTACTCGATATTTTAAGGAAGTTAGTGAGTATACCTTAACGAAGAATGGGACAATTCCCTTGCTTGGTTCAGCTCTGTCTTATCCTAAGATTACTGTTTCAGGTAAATCGACTGGAGAGACAAGTTTCACCATCGGTGAACAGGTTATTGGTTTGGAGCAACTAAACAAAACTTTGGTTATGGATAATGACCCACATCATCCAAGTTTTTTGACAGAAAGTGGAGAGTTGGTTCATTGGTCAGGAGATTTTATCACACTTGATGCCAATCAAAAAGACAAGAAAGTTGGTGTGGTGCTTGGTACTGGAATTACCAGTCTTCACATTGAAATATTATGGGGTTGGGCTTGATGTTATTCTTATTAGATGGACAAACTAAAACTCCAAAATGGAACGGACTTCCCCTTCATGAAACCTTGAGTGCGGAAGTTGAAGAAACGTTGAATGGTGATTTTACGCTTCAATTTGATTATCCGATTACGGATTCAGGCATTTATAAAGAGTTAGTGACAGATAAATTGATACTATGTCCAGTTCCCTATGCCAATAAACAACTCTTTCGGATTAAGAAACCAATTGAAGAAAACGATAGGGTTCGTGTGACTTGCCAACATATTACGGATGATATTATGCGTCGCTCTATTCTACCAGTTTCGAATCAAAATGTGACCTGCCAAAGTGCCCTTGGGCAATTGATCTCAAAAGCTAAAAGAGATATAGCTCCCTTTTCTTTTGAAAGTGATATTACAAAGAAAAGGTCGTTTAATACGACAGAGACAGCTACACTTTACAAAGTGTTGATGGATGGGAAACATTCCATTGTAGGAACTTGGGAGGGAGAGTTGGTTCGTGATAACTTTTTATTCACCATCAAAGAACATCGAGGAAAGAATCGTGGGGTGGTCATTTCAACGCATCATAACTTAGAAAAGTTTGATCGTACTCGTTCTAGTCAGTCTATTGTCACTCGCATTTATGCGTCCTCAACTTTTAAGCCAGAAGGTGAAAAGGAAGAGAAAACTCTTTCGGTTATGGTGGAGGGTCCTCTCATTCATCAATATCCTTATGTGCATGAGGCGGAGTATGAGAACAATAATCTCCATACCGAGGAAGAATTACGACAATGGGCAATGGCAAAATTTAGCAATGACCATTTAGATCAGGTTTCAGAAGTGATTGAGATTGAAGCCTTTGAACTGGATGGACAAGAGGTGCAGTTGGGGGACGAGGTGACTCTAAAAAGTAGACTTCACCAAGTTGATGTGGTCAAAAAAGTAGTTGCTTATCGCTTTAATGCTTTAACAGAGAAAATCATATCCATCTCATTTGACGATACGGTCTCGTTTGGTGGACAAGGGGTGTCAGGGAATCCCATTTCATCTGTCGCAAATGAGCTTTTAACTCTCAATGATGGAAAGGTTCAACGTCAGATTGAAAGGGAGCGAGCCAATCTCAGTCTTGTACTTGATTCCAATATGAGTCGAGTAAGCAAGGATGTAGAAGATGGGATTGAGCGAGCAAAAGCTGAAGCTGTTCGAAGTGGTAATCAAGCAGCAGTTGACTATTTATCCTCAGAGGCGGCAGAAATTCGCTTTGCGGCTATTCAAAAAGCAAAGATAGATGAACTAACCGTGTCCAATTCTGCTTGGATGCGTCGTTTGGTTTCTCATCAGGTGTTGACTGAGTATTTAAATGCGATAGAAGTCAATGCCAACAAGGTTGTTATTCCTGGAAGTCACAAGCCAGTATTTTCATTGGACTCCAATGGGAATATTTCAATTGATACACCACTCTTAAAAGTGAGAGGCGAAGAACTAGCTACCAAGAGTCAACTTTCTAAACTGTCACTCACTCCAGGTCCAAAAGGAGACAGAGGCATCAGCATTTCCCAAATCGAAGAATACTATTTGGCGAGTAATCAAAAAACAGGAGTCCTCACATCAACGAGTGGTTGGTCAAAAACCATTCCTGTTTTAACGGATACCATCAAATATCTTTGGAATTACAAACGAACTGTTTTCACTGACGGAAATGAAACGTTGACGACACCAGTGGTTATTGGTGTTTATGGGAATAAGGGAGATACCGGTCAAATCTTATATACGTGGAAGATGTATGCGGACAGTGAAAAAGGAGAAGGCATTTCACCCTCACCAAAGGGAAAACGCTATTTTGGTCTGGCGGTGAATCGACCAACCGCAATACCCTCAACGAACCCAAGTGATTATACTTGGTCTTCTTTCTTTGAGGGGACTGTTTTAGGTGGGCGGAATTACATTGATGATTATGCTATGCGAGAAGCAAGTTTCACTAATCTTCAATCAGAATGGCGAAAAGAAATCGAAGAAGATAGTACATCTGTCAGTGGCATCTCGATTAAAATGACTTGTACCAAAGCAGGAAGTGGTGGCTTTAAGCGAGATTTTTTTGACCTAAGAACACGAATTGGTCAGACCATGACTTTTTCGGTGGAACTAAAAGCTTCAAAGGCGGTATCCATGATGATTGGCTCTGAATTAGGTGGAACAAAATCGATTCAACTTACCACCAATTGGGAACGAGTGGTTTCAAGTTGGAAGGTTTCAAGTAACGCAGCTTATTCTTTTGTCTTTACTTTATCATCTGGAACATGGGTACAAGGTGATGTGGTTTGGCTACGAAATGTCCAACTTGAAGATGGGAATGTCGCAACAGCACCTGGACCTTCATTAGCGGATTTGATGAAGCAAATTGATGGGAAAGCCGACCAAAGTTTTATGAAGCAACAATTGGACATCCTAACAGAAAAGACGGAGTCGATTCGAGTGGATATGGAAGCGAGGGCACTGGCCAGTGAAGTTTCTGATTGGCTTAAGACCTATAAGGAATTTGAAAAGAGTAACAAGGAAACACTCGCCAAATTCAATCAGGATTTTGTCGCAAACACACAGCGCATCGCAGCTATTGAAGCTGATTTGAAAAGTAATGCCTTGCTTTTACAATTTGTGAACACTTATCTGCGAGCAGGTGATAATGGTGTCATCATTGGTAAGAAAGATAATTCTGAGTTTATCGAATTAACCCCACAAGGAATGATGATTAAATCAGCAGGGAATGCGGTCATGACCGTTACTTCTGGTGTGATTAAAATCCACCATGGTGTATTCGTTGAAACGCTACAAGTTGGAAATTATCGTTTAGAAGCAGCAAGGCATAACCCCAAACATTTGGTTTGTCGCTTCATCGACATCAAGACTTAGAAAGGAAAGACTATGGCAGATTATGGAAGTAATAATGACCGAGGGTACAATCTTCTACTTAGGGTAGAAGAAACAGGAACTAGCACCGCCAATAATACCTCAACTGTACGTGTTCAATTGTGGCTACGAAATGGCCAAACAACCTTTGGGATGTATAACTGTAGTGCCAGTGTTTCCATAGATGGTCAAACTCTTTCTTGGAGTGGTAGACCAGATATGTACAGCATGAACTCTTCTCTTCTTCTCATTGATAAAACCATCACCATCGCTCACAATTCCAATGGTCAAAAGACCATTGGTTTTTCTGCGACCTTTTCAGGAAGTGGTGGATGGTCACCTGGACGACTCAATACGGGTAATCAGTCCTTACGATTACGAGATATTCCACGTTCCTCAACAGCTAGTGTTTCTGGGAATATGATGGGGTCTCCCATTACCATTTCTATCAATCGTGCAAGTGCTGAATTTACCCATCATGTTTCGTGGCAATTTGGTAGTTTGAGTGGAGTGGTCGCAACAGGTGCAACTACTTCTTGTAGTTGGACACCTGAAGTTGCAAGACTAGCTCTTCAAATCCCCAATGCGACCTCTGGGATTGGAACAATTTTAGTACAAACCGTTTATGGAGGAAAGGTTATCGGAGAGTCTCGTATCCAAGTGACTCTTCAACTTCCGAGTTCGGTGGTTCCTAGTCTATCCTCTATTAGTTTATCGGATTTAAATACAATTGCTCAAAATGCCATTACAGGCAATACCTTTGCTTCATTGGAGTCAAATCTCAAGGTCATCTTCAATGGTGCCACAGGAATTTATGGTTCAACCATTCCTTCTAGTGGTTATCGAGCGGAAGTGTTTAAATTTGAAGGAAACAAGTGGGTACAACTTCAGAATGTAACAAGTTCACAAAATGGTGGAGTAGGTGGTATTAACCATGTAGGGCGAGCCAAAATCTCTGCTTTTGTGACGGATTCAAGGGGAAGAAAAAGTCCAAGAAAAGAAGTCGAGATTGCGCTTCTTGAGTATTTTAAGCCCATATTATCCTTTACTTCGGTTCGAGTTGGAACTGCCATGAATCAATTAAATGTGATTCGTAAAGTAAAAATTGCACCACTGATTGTAGGCAATACTCAGAAAAATCGAGCCACTATGACGTGGGATATCATTGATTTAGCGACTGGAACGAAAACCACAAATGTGGGAGGTGATGCCAACTGGAGTACGACAACGGAACATACCAAAGAGAATTTTCAAGCTACACTAAATGGCTCTTATGACCAAACTAAATCTTATACCATCATTGGTCATTTGCGAGATTTATTCTATGAAACGGATTTTGAGTTTACGGTTGGTCCTGAAAAGGTAGTTTATGGCTTATCTCCGACAGGGATGGGGATAGGAAAAGCATGGACACGAGGGGTTCTTGATGTGGATGGTAGTCAGCCTTCTTATTTTGATGGAGACATCATCATGCGAAATAAAAAGCTAATTGATATCTTTTATCCTGTTGGAACGATTTATGAATCAACAAGTTCTGCCAATCCTTCCACCTTTATGGGAGGGAAGTGGGAGCGATTTGGGAATGGGTGTGTTTTGGTTGGTGTATCTGAGACAGAAAGCGAATTTAACACTGTTTCAAAAACAGGTGGCAGCAAAACCCATACTTTAACCATCAATGAAATGCCAGTGCACTCGCACCCACAATATGTTTCTGCCAATTCAGGAAACCAGGCTATACGTCGAGATTACTCTTCAGACGGCGATGCCTCATTATATCCTCAAGGGAATAATACAGGCAATTCTGGTGGTGGACAGGCTCATAACAATTTACAGCCTTATATTACAGTTTATCGGTGGCGACGTACCGCTTAAAGGAGACAAAATGCATCAAGCAGTTTCAACAAATAAGTTAGTGTTTTCAGGAATCGGTGGGGTCATCGGTTCTATTTTTGGAGAAGTCGATGGCTTTCTTTATGGCCTTTTGATTTTTATGTTGATTGACTATGTGACAGGGATTATGGCAGCCATTGTCGAGAAGAACCTCTCCAGTTCTATCGGTAAAAAAGGGATTTTCAAAAAAGCCATGATTATCTGTTTGGTGGCTGTTGCCCACATGATTGACCTACATGTCTTAAAACAAGGTGGGGCAGTTCGAACAGCTGTTATCTTTTTCTACTTCAGTAATGAAGGACTGTCCATCTTGGAAAATGCGACTCGTATTGGATTGCCAGTACCTAATCGTATTAAACAAGTCTTACGTCAGTTAAACGAAGATAAGGAGGATGAGAATGACAAGTAAAGAAAAGGTTGTTGCCAATGCCCTCTCGAAAGTCAATACCAAAGTGACGGTTCCTACCAATCCTTATGGTGGGCAATGTGTGGCTCTAATTGACAAAATCGTTCAGGAGGAAACAGGGAAGAATATGTCTTACACCAATGCCATTGACTGCCTTGATAAGGCAAAAGTCAATGGCTTTCAGGTCACCTATGATGCCGTAGGGGTTAACCCACAGGCGGGTGACATTTACGTGATTCGTGTACCGAGTCACAGTTTTGGTCATATCGGTGTTTGTTTAGCGGATTCTGATGGTACTGGACTTGAAGGTGTGGAACAAAATGTCGATGGTTATTCGGATAGTAACCGTAATGGGGTCAACGATCAACTGGAAGTTGACGGTGGTGGCTACACTCGACGTGTGTCACGAAAGTGGTATTCTGATGGGCGATTAGTGGATAGTCATAGTGGTGGATTGGTTGGTTATATGGTTGGCTGGTTTAGACTGCCTTATGAGGTAGTAACTAGCACAAAGAAAGTAGAAACTTCGGAGGATGAGGATATGAAAAATTTTGTTGTACGATCAAAAAGTGGGAAACAAGGTTATGTGGCAGTGATCAATGGTGCTGTCTTTGGGATTGGTCACATTGATACAGTTGTTCAGTTGCAAAATGCTGGAGCTGTACATCTCAACTTAGATGATGATGACTTCAACCGATTTTTAGAATCACAAAAGTTTGACGATGAGAAATTGGTTGCTTCAGTACAGGCCTTGGAAAAGGCAATTAAACAGTAACTTATGTTAAGCCTGATGGAATGTATTTTCTGTCAAGCTTATTTTTTTGCCTAAAAAGCGGAAAAAATGCCCTCAGCCTTACTTAGTAAGGTAGGAGGGCTATTATGACTAATGACAAATTACAAGATGAGATGACTTACCAACTGACCATGATACAGGCCGATAGACTCCTAAAATATAGGATTATTAGTGAGGAAGTTCATCAGCAATTTAAGGAAAAGATGCTTGAAAAATATCAACCATTTATTAGTAGATTATCGACCTAAAGACTTGATAAATGAGGCCTTTAGAGTGATATATAGTAGCGAAAGGAGTGTATCAAATTGAGAACAGTTAGACGAATTCAACCAATGATGACACCGCAAAAACCTAAGTTGCGTGTAGCAGCATATGCAAGGGTCTCTGATAGTCGTCTGCATCATTCATTATCAACACAAATCAGCTACTATAGTCGCTTGATTCAGTCTCATCCAGACTGGGAGTTGGTTGGTGTTTATTATGATGAAGGCATAAGCGGAAAGGAGCAAGTTAACCGACAAGGGTTTCAAAACTTACTTCAAGCTTGTGATGAAGGAAAGGTTGACCGCATTATCACCAAGTCCATCGCACGTTTCGGACGAAATACTGTTGATTTATTGAGTACCGTTCGCGAGCTCAGGCTTAAAAATATCGGTGTTACTTTTGAAAAAGAGAGTATTGATAGTCTGAGTTCTGATGGCGAGTTAATGTTATCTTTACTGGCATCTGTTGCCCAAGAAGAATCACAAAATATCAGCCAGAATGTCAAATGGCGAATAACAAAAAAATTCGAGCAAGGCATCCCACATACCCCACAAGATATGTATGGCTACCGTTGGAATGGTGAAAACTACGTTATCGAAGAATCTGAAGCAGCTGTGATTCGCCAAGTCTTTGAGTGGTATCTAAATGGTGATAGTGTTCCAACTATTACAAAGAGACTAAATGACCAAGGTGTACTGACTAGACTTGGTAATCCTTTCACCGTAGCGAGTGTTCGAGAGTTCTTCAAACAAGAAGCTTATTTTGGAAGACTTGTCTTACAAAAGACCTACCGTAGTGATTTTTCAAGGAATCCAAAACGAAATAAGGGTCAAAGGAACAAGTACATTATTGAAGATGCCCATGAACCTATTGTTTCAAAAGTCTACTTTGATAGGGTGCTGGCAGAAAAAAAGCGACGGTACGAATTAAGCCACAAAGAAAGTCATATTCATAAAGGTATTTGTCGCGAGATGATACGATGTGCTCATTGTCATGAACTCATGATAACAAGAGTAGATTCTAAAAGAGTGCACCGGACAGTACGCTATTGTTGTAGGACAAGAGATAGATTCGGAAAGGATAGCTGCATCAGTAAAACTTTATCCGAAAAACGTTTATTAGCCACACTTGAATCACACTTAGGTTTTACACCAGATAAAGAGTGGGTCACAAGTAATATCAAAGAACTGACCTATGACTCTGAAGCTAATCAACTAAAGGTTAATCCCTTAGAGGGAAGGAACTATGTCCTTGAAGTAAGAAAGGAGCATTTTCTATGAAAAAGGTTATTACCATAGAAGCCACACCAACTCGTGTTTCTAGTAATGACGACAGTACACCGGCTAAAAAACGACGTGTAGCGGGCTATGCTCGAGTATCAACCGACCATGAAGACCAAACGACCAGTTATGAATCACAAATGCGATACTATACAGAGTACATTTCAAGTCGGAGTGATTGGGAGTTTGTTAAAATGTACTCTGATGAAGGAATCAGTGGTACCAATACCAAACTTCGGACAGGATTTAAAAGTATGGTTGAGGATGCCTTAAATGGAAAAATTGATTTAATCATCACCAAATCCGTCAGCCGTTTTGCCAGAAATACAGTTGACTCATTAACAACGGTTCGACAGTTAAAAGAGGTTGGTGTTGAAATCTATTTTGAAAAAGAGAACATCTGGACGCTTGATTCAAAAGGAGAGTTACTCATCACCATTATGTCGAGTTTAGCTCAAGAAGAAAGTCGGAGTATCTCAGAAAATGTTACTTGGGGCTTAAGAAAACAGTTCGCAGAAGGTAAGGTTCATTTCCCTTATACGAACGTCATGGGTTTTGAAAAAGGTGAGAATGGCGAGGTTACTGTCAATCAAGAAGAAGCTAAGATTGTTCGCTACATTTTTCAGCAAGCTCTTCTTGGCAAGACACCATACAGTATCGCAAAAGACCTAACGAAACAAGGTATCCCATCCCCAAGCGGCAAGAAACAATGGAACTCCGTCACTATTAAACGGATGCTTCGAAATGAGAAGTATAAGGGGGATGCCCTTCTTCAGAAAACCTATACCATTGACTTTTTGACGAAAAAGAAGAATATCAATAAAGGTGAGTTACCACAATATTATGTGGAGAACAACCATGAAGCTATAGTGGATAAGGAAACCTTTGATTCGGTTCAGTCAGCATTAGATAGGAAAGAAAAGCACAAAGGTAGTACGACAATCTTCAGTTCAAAATTAGTCTGTGGCGATTGTGGTCATTACTTTGGCAGTAAGGTGTGGCACTCAACTTCGAAATACCGAAGGGTAATTTATCAGTGTAATGAGAAGTACAAAGGTGAGAAACGATGCACGACTCCACATGTCACTGAAGAAGAAGTCAAAGAATGGTTCGTCACAGCCATCAATAAAGTCATCACCAACAGAGATGAGATTATCAGTAATCTTGAAGCGCTGCTTGAGATTAGTGGAACGGTTGATTTAGAGCGACGAATGAAAGAGCTGGAGACTGAGGTGGAGGTTGTTAGCCAGATGATTTCTAAGCTAGTCACATATAATGCCATAATGCCACAAGACCAAGATGCTTATCAAGAAAAGTATCGAAACTTGGCTGATAGGTATGAGGCATTAATTGTTGAACTTGAATCGGTAGAAAAGCAACATCTTGATAAAGCTAAACGGAATAAAGAAATTCGTGAGTTTTTAGAAGCATTGAAAGTTCAAGAAGGTTTAGTAACAGAGTTTGATGATTTTCTTTGGGAAACAATGGTAGACAGAGCAATAATTAATCATGAAAAATCAGTCACTATTAGTTTGAAAAATAAAATGGTGGTGATTATTTAATAACTGTACCGTAATTTTATTTGTTATGGCAATAAGTTATGAAAATATGGTACAATCAGATTATAATGTCAACAAGGAGAAATTTATGCCATTAATAATGAAGAACAAGCGCAAGGCTTCACAAATAATAGGAAAAATGGGTGAAATTATGTCTCAGGATTCAACTCAGCAAATAATAAATGATACTAGTGCTGCGATTATGAATACTGAAGATCCTATTAATTCTATACAATCCCAAGGTATAGATCTTTCAAATAAAAATCAAGAAAATAATAATGATGATCAGGAAGAGTCAGATTAAATTGGTAATGCGTTATTTGACATCATTAATTTATTCTAGAGGTCAATTCAGATAAAGGAATAATGATTATAGTGTATAGAGGTACATAAAAAAATTAGGAGATAAAACATGGAAAATATAACTTTAAAGAGTGTGCTAAGCCAACTAGAAGGAAATGACTGGCAGTGTAGTTATAAAGTAACAAATACTAGTCTTAAATATCCTAAAACGACATCTGGCAATGCACATCTTATTTATTATAAGAATAGTTTGCTGATTAAATGGGATAATGAAACTAGATTAGAATATGAAGTTGGTGAAATTCCAGTAGCTAGTTTCTCAGAATATCAAAATGTAGAGTATGATGATAGAACGCTTACTATCAAAACTTCGAAATGGAATATGTATTTTACTTTTTATTAGAAAACAAATCAATAACTTGGTCATATCGTTGGGTATGACCTTTTTTTGAATATTATTCGAAGAAATTTGAAAAACTTTCTCCCTCTTCAAAAAATAACAAATGTAGAGACTAAATATTGTATCATTTTGAGAACACATACGGACCAGGACCATATGGGCGATATGGTGGAGGTTGCCAAACAAATCCCAGTTAAAAAAGTGTATGTCAGTCCAGGTAGTCTAACTAATTCTCAATTTCGAGAGAAATTGAAACAGCTTCATAGTCCGATTAAAGTAGTCCAGAGAGGAGATCAACTACCTATTTTTGATCATCATCTAGAAGTCTTATCCCCTGATGAAGTGGGGGATGGTAAAAATGATGATTCGATTGTCCTCTATGGGCAGTTCTTTCAGAAACGATTTTTGTTCACGGGTGATTTGGAAGAAGCTGGAGAGAAAAAACTATTGAAAAACGATCCACAATTACAAGTAGATGTCTTGAAAGTAGGCCACCACGGTTCTAAAGGTTCCTCTAGTGATGTGTTTTTAGATCAGTTACATCCTCAGTTGGCCTTGATCTCTGTTGGAAAGAAAAATCGCTACCAACATCCCCATAAAGAATTGCTCGATCGTCTAGAGGAACGCTCTATTTCTTACCTTCGTACCGATGAAAGGGGAGCGATTCGCTTGATTGGGTGGGACCATTGGAGGGTAGAAACGGTCCGCTAG